AACTACGTTTCCACGAATACGAATTGCATCTATAAGTTCTTGCTGCTCTTTTGGGAACTGCCTAATTTGCTCTGTAAAATCTGGGTCTCTGTCTCTAGCTAAAGTTTTAGATTTTAGAGTACCGCGAATTACTATATCACTCTCTCTAGGTCCCAAAACCTGAACTGTGGGTTCTGTATTTCCTGGGTAATAATCTTTTACTAATTGTTGAATACCACCCAATGGGAAAATATCTTTGGGCATAGAATCCCCAAGTAAAACCACCTTTTCATTAGTTTTAATAACCCCATTTTCAAACTCAACAATCTCCATTCCATTGGGAAAATCGTTTCTAGCAATTGCTCCAGCCACATCTGGTGGTTTAGCAAAGAATCTATCAAAAGGAGATTTAATCCTAGTTAGAGATTCATCAAAGCCACCTTTTAGATCTAAGTTTAAAAGTGGCATTTAACGCCCCTGCTTACTGAAAGAAAAGTTTCCACCGTTTGCTTGTGTTGGATTCTGGGCGGCTTTCAACAGTTGATTTTTTAATGTAAATGCAATTCTATCCGGCTCTAGTTGTTCTTTAAATTGATTGTTTATCTCAATCTTATTTATATTAGTAACATTGCTTGCAACTCTTGTTTCCCCGGCATCTGTTTGTGTTCTAGCTAAGAACTGGTCAAAGAAATCATTGACGCCTGTTTGGAATTGATCTTGAATTCCTTCAAAAGCACCCAATATTTTTCCACCTTTAATGTTTTCTACAAATTGAGCTATTCCAAATACAAACCCTTGTATAATGGCGAATAAGGTCACAAAAATATCAACCAAAGTTCTCACCACAGGAACCAGCTTTTCTAAAATAAAAGCTAAACTAAAGATCGGGGATATCGCTTCAGCTAATTGGTTAAATAACTCAAGAGCTGGCCCAAATACAATTTGAAATAGTGTGGCTAGCCTACTTACTTCCACAGAAAGTTGCGCTAAGAATTGAGGCACTAATAGTAAATCTCTAACCCGTGCAATAGCTATAGCTCTAGAAATTAATTGGAAAATAACTAGTACAGGAAGTAATGCTAAACTAAACTTAATGGCTGCTGCTGCTAAAAATGGGAACACACTAAAAGCAAGAAACTTTAATGCTGGCCCTATAAATGCTAAAACAATTGCCAAACTTTTGAATAAAAAACCAATAACAACCATTGCACCACGTACAAGAACAAGAACTTTAAAAAATGACAAAAGAGCAATAACTAAAATTAAAATTCCAGCTCTCCTTAAATCAGCAGACAACTCTCTAATTTGTAATAAATTGACAGCCAATGATTTTAAATCACCAAGCAATGGCTTTAATGCTTTAGAAAGATTTATAATAGTTTCTCTTCCCTCTTTGTCTAAAATTCTAATTAAATCATTGAATGCTTTCTTAATTGGTCCAGATAACACATCTCCAAGAGGTTTTAAAATACCATTGAGTCCTACAAATAAATCTCTAAGTCTTGTAAACAATCGGTCAAATGTTTGAGCTTGTAAATTGATTAAGGCTAGATCTTTTGTGAACTGTCCAAGACCTTCATTTAAAAGTTGGAATCTTTCTTTTAGGGGGAGTTTATTAAATGCTTTTGCAACATTTGTGGCTGTTTTAAATTTCTCTGCAAATACTTGTGTTTCAGCAGCTAGTCTTCTAAATAATACGTTTTCTCCTCCAGCTCGACCTTCTATAGCTCTTAAAGCTTGTGCCCCTGCAAATTGTGGGTTCACACCTAGCGTTGGTGCCGCTTTTAAAAGATTTCTAGAAAATGATCTTGCTTGTCCAAGGTTGGCTCCGGCTAACCCCTTCGGAAGTAAAAACCCACCCACAAGTTTGGTAAATTCAAATAACTGTTGTTCTGGAATGTTAAATTTAGCAGCATCTTCTGAAATATCTTTTAGGATGGATCTACTAATTAAAAGTCGATCATTGAGAGTAGAAACATTACCACTAAGGTTTTCCATATTAGCAGAAATTAAAGTAGTGATTCCTAATTGTGACTTTGTGAAATTGTCAGAAGTTTTTAGTGCTTGTCCTAAGATCCCAAGTAATGATGAGGCTCCAAGACCAAAATCAGCAACTAATCCAATGCCTAATCGCTTAAGAGAAAATAGGGCTTCATTAGCAGAACTAGAAACCCCTTCAACAGCACTTTGTAACCTTTGGGTATTAACAACGGCAGCTCCCACTTCAAACTTAAATTCAGTAAGAACTCTAAATATTTGCGGTGCTGCCATCTATTCCCCATTTTCTTGTGCCAAAATATCATTTAATTCGCCACAATAAATCCGTAATTGCCAAGGTTTCATCTCCCTAATTTCTTCCAGTGTAATGGAAGAATACCTTTTACACCAGGCTACTGTACGCCAAAACTTATAGTCTCGATCTCTGGCTCCTTGGCTGAATCCTCCCCCAATAGTTTGGCCACCACCTTTCTTAATTGACTAATATCTTGATAACTAAACAATGAATTTAAATCTTCCATTTCATTTGCCGAAACGGGCTTGGGATCTGCCTCTTTTGTTTTAGAATATCCTGCAATCAAAAGTTTTAGCAATTCCGCTTGCATATAATAAGCGGTCATATTCAGATTGTCCCCAGCTTTGCTGGAAGCTATCTGAGTTGCCATTTCTTCATATTTCATTTGCATTTCTTTAAGTAACACGACTTTGCCGCTTGAAAGTGTGACTTTGTGAACCATTTGTGCTTGTGCCATAACTTAACTCCTTACAATTAACCTCTAACTGTTGTTTAAAATTTTACAATGGTGTTCTAAAACTTGCTTGGAACTCCAATCTTTTTGTGATTTTTTCGGTTAAGCCACTTTGTCTTCGTGAATATCTCCACTGAACATCAGCATACACGTAGGTTCTACGAGTTCCATCGCTGTATTCTTCAATAGAAATAAAAGCATAGTCGCTAACTCCAATACCATTAAGATTGTTTGTCACAAGATTATCAATAAAATCTTCCACAATAGAATTACGAACTTCTAACTCTATTGATCCAGACCAACCTTCCTGAGTTTGATCCCCCTCGGGAACTGGTCGTCCCACAAAGAAAGTCCGTTGAAAAGTCGAATCTTGGTTAATTTCCACAGCGGTAATATCGACAATTCCCTTAGGCTCTCCATTCTCGAAGAGTTTAAATTGCCCCTTATGACCTCTAATTGTTGGTGTTGCCATTCCTTACCCCCGTTTATGAAGCTTGTTCAGTTACTACAACGCCTGTTCCAATTTCAGCTCTTAGAATGATAAATCTCATTGAGCTAAAGATTCGACGTTTGTATAAAATTATAAATTTACCTTGAGCAATCACATCATCAGTGTTTGCACTTTCTGTGTCGATTAATAGTGGTTTACCACCTTTGACATCATTATCGCCTGGTAACACCCCATCTCTAACCAACCTTCCATCGAACTCTAGGATTGCAGCTTTCACTTCATCCCTTTTGTCAGAAGAGTTTACATCGTTATCGTAAGCTTTTAAGAACAATGCAATCGAATCAGTTAAGAAATCGGCCATTCTTCGTCGTAAAACTGGTCGTTTTTGATCGTTAATAATGTGGGTTGTAACTGCGTTTCTAATTTTAATTCCCACATCCGGATCGAACTGAAACCCCATAACCCCAGCATCATTCAAACTAATAAATGGGTTTCTACCAACTTTGAATTTCAAGTCAGAAGCTCCGGCCATAAACTCAACAGTATCCACAAAAGCTAAAGATATTTGAGCAGCAGTTTGAGAAAAGATTGATCCAACCCAAGAAGCCGGATTTTGAAAAACATTAACCCCATTAATGCTAGTTTCAATGTATGGCCATGCATACATAATTCTTCCATCCGAATCCCTGAAATTTGCTACGTCTGCAACCACAGCCGCAACATCATCGTTTTCAGCTCCACATATAACAACCATCTTATCTTGTGTAGCGGCTGCGTGTACTTTAAGGAATCCATTCCTAGCAGCATTGTAGTCATCAAGAAAAAGAAGGTTTCCTGCTCTTTCCTGTTCAGCTTCTACCAAGGCACTTTCATAGTCAGTATCGACAATCGTGCCATTAGAACCTCCTGATAAACTAGCAGCAGCCGCAAGAATTGTTGGTTCTACTGCTGGAGTACCAACTAGACTAACAGCAATCAATTTAGATATTCCAAAAATTTCATTTATTTCAGCTTGAGTTTTTCCAACAATAATCACTTGGTCATAAACCTCTGTTGGTAAAACTGAATTAGTAGAAGTGTCCACTATTGTATATTTTCTTCCTACACTTTCAGAACCGGCTTCTACTAATACTGTGATGCTATTTCCATAAAGACCTTTAAAGAGAGCATCGATTTTCAGAACATCGGTTCCATCACCTTGAACAGTCGCCACGATTGTAAACCCAGTGTCTACATCTATAGGATCGGCAACATTCCCAGGATTGGCATTAGTGACTGTAACTACATTAGTAGATACCGCAGCTCCAACATCAGTCAGAGCATCTAATACTACTTGTATCGCAGAGGCTACAGCATCAGCCGTGGCGTCTGTCGCAAGAGCAACTGTGTGTCCAGTTCGTCCAGCAGGAACTGGATCAACACCGGCTGCGTTAACATCAAGCCATAAATATCTTTTAGTAATAACTCCAACAGCATCAATAGTTTCAAAGTTATAAAATTTACTATTCAAAGACCCAGAAACATCGGCCACTGTAGTAACGGTGTATACTTCATTTGTTGGACCACCAACACCATCATTTAAAGTGTGGGAAGCTAAGGCTGCATCGGCAGCAATTACGCGAATAAGTCTAAGAGCTGAAAAGCGTTTATTTTTTAGGGCAAGGTTTCCAGAAAATAAATCATTGTCCCCGTAGGTTTCAAAGAACTGTCCAGTTCCACCCAGAGGTAAGGATAAAGCAGCAGGTCCTCTTTCAAATTGCCCTGCCATCACAACAACATTGGTTGGTACTCCTGTAATACTAGGTGGCGGAGCTTTCTCGTCGATGATGATCGAATCAATCCTAGCAAATTGGTTTTGGTCGTTTGTTCTAAAAATTCCACTCATGGTTTCGCTCCTTTACGCTGGGACAAATGGATCATCAGTACTTGTTGTTGAAGTCTCTAAATCCAGTTGGCTATCCTCTATAATAAATTCTTCTCTTTCTCTAACTGCTTTGCAAGTAACTAATATTTCAAACTTAGTGCGCCATTCTCCGGTTTGTGAACTGACATCAGTATCCTCGAAATTATGGCTCACGTAAAGGTAATCGCACAATACATCAAAATATTCATCCATTTGTAGAGTTAATCCCATGGGTTTAATGGTCGGGTTTAACGCATTGAATAAAGCGTCTGTCAGGTCATCTCGCTCTTCTTTGTCACCAGCCCACAGGTCTAGTTGGATAGTTCCATCATATTGGCCAACCATCCACCTTACCACCGGCTTTTTTTGATTTTCCCCTGGAAGAGTCGCAGGAACTATAGAAACTGGTTGTGTGACTGGCACTGAGTTGGCTTGAGGTACAAAGTTTAGGGGAGAGTTTGCAAAAATAGAAACGGAAGGAAGTCTAAGCTCTACATTGGCAGTTGGAAACTCATCATTAAAATCTTTAAGTGCTGTAACTGCACCTAAAAGATACTCTCCAAGTCTCTTGGGAATTATCTCTGAAATCCCTTCGTTTGTTGATGTACTATCCGCCACTTCTTATTAACTCCTTATGCACGTTTTCAATAATGATTGGTATTTGATTCCTTAAAATATTTCTAGGCTTCATGCCTTCTCGTGTTATTTTGTTCTGTGTTCCCTTAGCTAAACCCCAAACTTCGCTATCGTAATCTGGTGCTTGACTGGAAGAACCTAAAACTCGTTTTGCCCACTCAAGTAACGGCCCAATAGGTGGTGTGAATGGTCTTGCCCCATCTTCTATTATAGGAGCGTGGGGAGCGAAGTTTCCTAAAATAGCACTCTCTTCAGTAACAGTAAAATCCCAAGAAGCAGCATAAAG